CCCCGTATAATATGTCTAATTAGGGTTTTAAGGTGGTATATTAAAGAGTTCTTTTGAGTTTAGTATAAAGTTATGGGGAGAGTTTGGAATTTGTTAATTATATAATTTAAAACTATAATATTAAAAATGCTCTATATATTTAATATATATGGTAAAAGATGTTATTGTTAGAATTTTGATTGGTTTAAGGGAAGACCAAAATGAAAAAATTAAAGAAATGAGAGATAGGATTGGATTTAATATTAGTAAGTTTTTTAGAGATGAATTAGATAAGTATTTGAAGGAGTTTGAATAATATGAAAAGACAATTAACAAAACTTGAAAAGAGTATTTGTAGGAAAGGTGTTGAGAGATTAAAAGAGGAATTGAAACATTTGAAGTATTTAGAAAAATATAATAACATGATGATTAATGAAGGATTGGATATGAATTATAAGGAGAAGATAAGAGAGTTCAAAGTAAACCAGGATGAGATTTGTAGAGATATTGAAATTTGTTTTGGGAAGATTAGAGTTTTGGATGAGCAGATTAATAAGGGTGTTGAGATTAAGAAGAAAAAGAAAATGTTGGGAGTTGATTGAATATGAGATTTGGAAAGAACTTGAAAGGAGGTAGAAGAAAATGGTAGAAGGTGGAATTATGAGAACTCCTTCAGAAACAGAGAAAGGAGATTATAGAGAGTTAGGTGAGCAGTCAGTTAAGGAAATATTTTTGAAAGAATTGGCAGATGTAGAAATGACTTTTATCAAGGAACATAAACCATTTGATAGTCAATGTGCTAAGTTGGATTTTGTTGATAAGCTGGAAGGGGTTGAAAAGGAAAGTGAGAGAGTTTATGGATATGTTAGAGTTGGTGATATTAGGAGTTTGAAGTTTGAGGATTTGGAGAAGTATGGAGATGATAACAGATTTGAGAAAGTTGGAGATGATGAGGATATTGAGGTGCAAGTTGTTACTGCTGGTGGAAAAAATGTAAGAAAGAATGTTATTGTTGGGCATACTGTTCATTGGAAATGTAAGCAGAGAGGACATGGATGTAGTGTTGCTATGGCTATGGATGAATATGAGAAGATAATTTTGGGGAAGAAGGAGGAGAAGGAAAAGTGATATTAAAAAGATATTAATAGAAAATGGCAGAAAAGGACTTAATTCCTTTAAAGAAAAAAGGTGACTCTTATTCTGATGCAATTAGAGCGAAAATCAAAGGAAGCAGTTCCCAAAGAAGGAAAGTAGCACAAAGAATTAGTCATATTAAATTTATGAAACCAGAAACATTAGAGAAAAAAGCTTTGATGTTAATTCAAGATGAAAATTTATCTGCTATGGAAATTCAAAGGCTGATTTTGGAGATGTTAAAGAAACCTTTGAAAAAAGAATTGAGGGCAAAATTAATTGATACTGCTATTAGGGCACATACTGCTTTTCATGGAACTAAATCAAAAAATGTAAATGTAAATGTTGATGCTATTAATCTATGGGAGAAGATGATGGGGAGGGCAAAAAAAGAATTAGAGAATGAACAAACAACAACTTAAATGGATTTTAAAAAATGAAAAAAATCCTGTTATATTCCAAGAAGAATATTTGAACCAAATACCTCATGATAAACAAAAAGAAGTTTTAGGTTCTTCACAAAAGAATAAAGTGATTGTTTGTGGTAGAAGAAGTGGGAAAACTCAAATGCTTGCAGGAGAGTGGATTAGGGGTGCTATAACAAAAGAATATATGAAACAGATTATTATTGCTCCTATTTTTAAACAGACTTTAATTGTGTATAATAAAATTGTTGAGCTGATGCATAATGGAGGTGTATATGATGATATTAGTAAAATAACAAGAAGTCCATATCCAAGGATTGAGTTTAAAGGAGGAGGAATTATTGATTTTGGTTCTGCAGATAATCCTGATAGCTTGAGAGGAGAATCATATGATAGAGTAGGAATAGATGAAAGTGGTTTTATTAAGAAAGGAGCAATGGATGTTATTAGACCACTTACTTTTGATACTGGAGCACCAACTTGGGAAACAACTACTCCTTGGGGGAAGGGGGATGTTTGGGAAAGATGGAGAAGAGGAAAGAAAGGAGATGAGAGTTATGGATGTTTTACATATAATTATTTAGATAATCCTTATTTAGCAGAAGAAGGAGTTAAGGAAATAGAAAAAGATATAAAAGAGTATGGAGAAGATTCTATATATGTTCAAGCAGAAATATTAGGACATTTTATAGAAGATAGAGATATGTATTTTAAAATTGAATTAATTAATAATTGTATGGAAGATTATCCATTAATTGAGGTGGATTACTAAGATTTAAATAAGATGTTATATTAATTATAAAATGGAATATACAAGAGGAAAACATCCAAATAGTAGGAAAGGTGGATTTAAGAAAGGATATAAATCTAATAAAAAGGGAAAAACATACGAGGAAATTTATGGTATTGAAAGAACAAAAGAAATTAAAAAAAAGAAAAATGAAAAATCAACAGGAATAAAACATAAACCAGTATGCAAAGAAGATTGGGAAAAAAGAAATGAGATATTAAAGGAATGGAGAAAAAATAATATTTTAACAGAAGAACAGAGAAGGAAAATAAGTGATGCACATAAAGGTGAAAAAAGTCATTTTTGGAAAGGAGGAAAAAGTTACGAGTTATATGGAAGTGAATTTACTGGACAATTAAAAACAAAAATCAGAAAAAGAGATAAGTTTGTTTGTCAAAGTTGTGGCAAGAATGGTTGGTGTGTTCATCATATTGATTATGATAAGAAAAATAATAATCCTAATAATTTAATTACTTTGTGTAATAGTTGTCATATGAAAACTAATTTTAAAAGAGAAGATTGGACTAAATATTTTAAAGAGGTGTTAAATGCCAGGAACAATACATCCTAAAAATGATTATATATGTGGTTGTGATTTTGCCCGTATGGGTGAAGATTCAACTGTTATAATTATAGTTGAAAGACAATGGAATAAAGATGAAATATATGTAGTTTATATTGAAGAATTAAAACATACTAAACTGACTGAAGTAATAGGTAAAATAAAATTATTAAATGAAAAGTTTAATTTTATTAAATTATATTTGGATACAACAGGTATTGGAGCAGGACCAGGAGATTCTTTAAGTGAAGAATTAGGAAGTGATAAAGTAGAGTGTATTACATTTACAACACAATCAAAAGAGGATATGTATTCTAATTTGAAAAAACTTATGGAACAAGGAAGATTAAAAATACCAAACCATAAAAAATTAATATATCAAATGACAGATTTTAGATATGAAGTTATGAGTTCAGGACATCTTAAACTACATCATTCAGAGCGAGGGCATGATGATTATCCTGATGCTCTTGCTTTGGCTTGCTGGTATTGGAAAGGAGAGGAGGTAGAATATTATGAGTCATGGATATTTTAACTAATTATATAATTTAAAACTATATTTATTTAAATAATAAATATTATTTTATATTATGAAATTTACAAAAATTATCAGAAAAAATGGTGATAGTCTCTCTATAAATTTTTCTAAAAAAATACTTAACAAAGCAGGAATAAAAGAAGGAAGTGTTGTTGAATTTGATATAAAAGAAGAAAGGAAAAAAATTATAGGTGATATTAAAAAAATAGAGGAAATAATTAAAAAGAATTAAGATGGTAAATTGGAAATTTTGGAAAGGAAAAGAAGAAATAATGGAAGATTATACTCCTTTTTTGTATGCTAATGAAGCAGATGTTGCTATGAACCAAGCAAAGAAAATAAAGGCAAACTTCAAAGGAGAAATTGAACAAAAGATGAGAGAGTTTCCTGTTGATTTAGGAGAAGAGCATCCATTTGATTTTTCTCAGACTGAAGGAATTTATACAAAGATGGGATTTGTTACTGGTGTTGTTGACAACTATATTGATTTTATTGTTGGTCCTGGTTTCTATGTTGAGTGCGAAAATGAGAAAGCAAAAAAGATTATTGATGATTTTATGCAAGATGTTAATATGGATACTTTGTTAAGGGCTTGGATTAAGGAAGGGCTGATTAAAGGAAATGGATTTTTAGAATTAGGTGGGGGAAAAGATGAAAGTCCAAAAGGATTAAAGGTTTTAGATGCAAAGTATATGTATGTGAAGAGAGATAAGTTTGGAGTAGTTGAAGAATATAATCAATATACAGGTGGATTTAAGAGATTTGATAAAACTAAAGCAACTCCTTTTAAACCATATCAAGTTGCTCATATTCCATTTAATAAAGTTGGAGATGCTGCTTATGGTTTAGGCGTTGTTGCTCCTGCTTTGATTACTATTGACCATTTACTTCAGCAAGAGAAGGATTTACATATGTTAATGAATAGAAAGGCAAATGTTCCTTAT